ATTTTGTTGTTGATTCTGATGTTGTCTATACTATAGTTAAAGTAACTACTGCTACAAACACATTTAGATATGTTCTATTAAGTGCTAACCTTAGTGCTACTGCTGAAGATGAAGTTATTACTACTACAGATGGTATAAAAATCAATCCTTATATGGATTTATATAGTAAAGCTGGTAATGCTGGTGGTACTCATACCGTTACATATGATACTACAACAGGCGATAGCAAATGCTATATACCTTATACAGATATAACCTCAGCTATACCTATCATTACTATTGCTGGTGATGCTACAGCTAACTTTACTACTGATATTCCTACTGGTCTGGTAATTACACCGACTAGAGGATCGGATGGTAATGGTCCTTATTTCTTAGCAGAGAATATAGATTTGTCTGCTAATGATGTTAAGACTAAAGTTATTGTAGGTTATACATTTGATTATGATATAACATTACCTAGAACATATTTCCAATTAGATAAAGGTATAGCAGATTATACATCTAAACTGACTATAGCTAGGATGAAGTTATCAGTAGGTAGATCTAGTACTGTTGGATTTAAAATGAGTGCTAATGGCTTACGTGGTAAGTATAAAGACTTTGAAGGTGATGGTAGTACTACAGTATTTACCTTACCATTTGAAGTGGATGATAAAGATGATATTAAAATAAAACTAGACGGTACCAACACATCTGATTTTACAATAGAAGCTCCCGGTAGTGTCACTATAGATGGTTCAGCTGTTGAAGTTCCTATTAAAGTAACTATGGGTTCAGCACCTGCTACAATGACATTCCACAACATTGCCTCTGGTAATGGTACAGGATATTCAAACGCTAATGGTGTAGCTACTACAGGTGGTAGTGGTACAGGTTTAACATTAAATCTAACCACGTCTGGTGGTGCAGTTACTGGAGTTACTGTAGCTGAAAAAGGATCTGGATATAAACCAGAGGAGGTCATTACCATATCAGGTGGTGGTGGTAATGCTAAAGTAACTATTAAAACTTTACCAGTTCAGATGACAATCTATGAAGATAATTGGTATGATATACAACCAGTACAAGAAGCTAACCAATACCTAGCTAGTGATGTCCCATTTATAGATCAAGCAGTATATACTATACCTGTACATCAACGTACAGAAAACTTTTTACTTCGAGTCTTTAGTGACTCACCGTTCCCAGTCTCTCTGACTTCAATGATGTGGGAAGGGAACTATACCCCACGTTATTATAGGAGGACTTAATTATGGCATGGTGGAATGGCGTTGATGAACGTCAGGATAACCAAAACGTAATCAATCAGAAATTTGATTATGACAATGAGATGTACTCTTGGCAACGAGCCAAAGACTGGAGTACTTATTATAATACTCTAGAAGCTCAGTATGTCCAACAGTTAAATGAAGAAACTACTAATAAATATAAAGATCAACTAGCTTTTAGTAATTGGCAAGATAAAGAGAACATGCGTCTCTATTCTTATGCTAAAGAAGCTGAAGCATATAATGCTAGTGTTACCAGTTATTACGAACAATTAGACTTTAATAATATAGCAGAGGAATTAACTTTAAATGATACAGCTAGAGCTTATCAAGATCAGTTAATCTCAATTGGTTTCCAGAACAAAGATCTTTTAAATAAGTATCTTGAAGGTGGAGAATCAGCAGCTTTAGAAACTAAAGGTCTGACAGATAAGGTAAAGCAAGCAAAAGCTGTAGAACAATTACAGATTAGAGAAACAGGTATTAATAGAGAGTTTGACCTAATTAACGATGCCCTCGATAAAGCTGGATTAAGGGATGGTATGGCAGCTACTAAGGCAGATGCCGCATTCAAAATGCAAGGTATGAGGACAGAGAATGTACAGAAAGTAGGTCAACAAAAAGCACTAGGTCAGGCAGGTAGATCTGCAGAGAAAGCTATCCAAGCTATCTTAGCTAACCACGGTAACGCTCAGATGGCTTTAATGGAAAGTGTGTCTAGTGCTAAAGCTAAATACAATTTAGATCTAGATAAGCTTTCAGCTGCTTTAGCTAATAAAACAAAGCTTACAAATTTACAGTATTCTAATATTGCTAACCAACTAAGTACTGCACAGCAAGATGCTGGAAGAGCACAGGAAGGGGTTGGTATGAAATTTGGTCAGCTTAAGAAACAAACTGACTTTGGTAGAATACAACTACAACAATCTCTTATCAGTGCTGGTGAACAGAATGAAGCTGATAAGCAGCGTATTGGTATGGATAAATATCAAGCTGATATTAATGCATCTGCAAGTCTTAAGTCTGTACCTAAGCCACCACCACAGCAGAAGCTACCACTAATGTTACCTGATACAGTATATAATAAGGTACTTGAACCTGTTAAACCTCCACTACCTGTTAGAGGAATCAACACAGTACACGATACTAGCTTCGGTGATACCTTGGTTCAACTTGGTATGTCAGCAGCTGGTGCATGGATGGGAAGCCCATCTGGACCTTTCGGTTAATAAAAAATAACAATGGCAAATCTATTTAAAGGGTACGCCCAAAAATCAGATTACTCAGGGAACTTACTGAAAGGTCAAGATCCCTCAGATAAAATTTTAGAAGAAGGTAAACGCTACCTTAGTGGTTGGAAAGAGGCTTCCCAAGGGAACCGACAAGACCAAGAACGTTATCTTATAGCTCTGGAAGCTAAATTTCAAGCTGAAGAAGCTGACAGAAAACGTAACACAAAACTTGAATCTTATTTTGCTGAAAGCTTTGAAAAAGCTTTAACTACAAGGCATGAAGGTTTAATTAAAAATGCTGAAGATAAACTTACAGCATCTCAAGCAACAGCTAAGAAGTTAGAAGGCTGGTCAAAGAGTGCAATTAACTTAGGCGTTAAAGGTGCACAAGGTTTTGCTAAGGCAAGACAAGACCATGGAATGAATCTAGCAATAGATCTAGGTCTTTCATGGAATACTGCTAAAGGTATACAAGATGCTACAGGTGTCTTAGATGACACTTATCAAGGTACTAACGCTGCAGTATTAGAAGCACGTAAGAGAGGTGCATCATGGGAACAAATAAACCAAATACATAAACTCAGTTGGTTAGGAAATCAAGGGTTTAGAGTTGGTGTTGCTATGAATGCAGGTGAGGATTATAGAGTTAATGGTATTATAAAAAAACAAAGCAATAAATATGACTTCAAAGGTAGGCAAATGTCACTCCATGACGCTACTGCCGAAGGTAATATAGAAGCTTTTGAAGTAATACGACAGAAAATAAGAACAGAATACCTGAATGAAGTAAAAGAAAATACAGGTATTAGTAATAAACTCCTTGCTAAATATGCTAGAGAAAGTATTCTTAGAGCAGAAGGTCGTGTAAGAACAACCTTAATGGAGAAGAATGCTAAAGCAGAGCAGAGTAAAGTACAAGCAGAACAAGCTAAACTCACAGAAACTAGAATTAAAGAAGGTACTTATTGGGAATTTGTACAAAAGAAATTTGGTCCTAATGGTGAAGGTCGTGCTGGAGTATTAGCAGCAGAGCATAATAATCAAATAGATGCTATTACTAGAGGATTGATAGGTCCAGTAGAAATAGAATATCTTAAAAATATGGAGATTGAAGTTGATGGTAAGAAAGTAAAATATGGTAATAAGTTTCCTAAAAGAGCACTTGAGCTTGATCAAGCTTTAGTTAATTATAATACTAAAGTAATTGCAAGTGATCAACTAGCTACAAAAACACGTAATGCTAAGTTAGTTAAGAATACATTACTTTTTAGAAACGAATTATTAAACAGAGATACTCCATTAGAGCCAGCTAGACTAGCTTCTATGATAGCTGAATCTAATAGGTTATATGGTGCTGATAACATGATGTCTAAGATGTTAGCAACATTTGTTACTGACCATACATCTGAAGCTAATGATACTATATATGAACCTACACTTCAAAAGCTAAAAGCTCAAGGTATGGTAACTACTAGCATTGTTAAGTCAATGATGTTATCACCTGAGAATGAAGCTGATTGGATGAAGATTGCTAAAGAACAGGATAAAAGTCAACCTAATGAAGCTGAATTAAAAATACTTGAAGATCATGTAGACGCTAGAATTGCAGATATTTTAAATAATTATGGGTTTAAACCTGAGGAAGTGACATCTGCTGCTTTAGCTGCATATGTAGGTAAAGGTAGGATTAAAAAGTATTTCACTACCTATGCTCAAGATCCTAAATTAAGTAGAGGTCAAGTACTTACTCAAGCGATGGGAACATTTGAAGATGATATTAAGAATGATTATAAAATAACTACCACAGGAAAAGGTGATACATATGAACCTCATTTTGGTACATTTTCTATTGGTGCTAAACGTCACCCAGTACCTTTAAGTGAGGTAACTGCACAACAGTTTGCTGCTAATCCTAAACTACCTTATGAAAAAGTATTATTAGAACCTGTTAAAGTAAGAGAGTTTTTTGATAATGTGTCTCAAGGTAGGAACGTTGGATTCCCTACAGATGTATCTCATTATGTAAGTAAGTTTGGTATTGGACCTAATGGTGAAGTTAAGATGACTGAACTGATGTTCTTAGAAGCACAGATGAAGTTGATTGATCCTGAGTTTGAGATACCTCCACAACTCTTACAAATGCATAAAGTAGCATTTAGTCAAATTAAACCTGAGTATCAAAAGTATATTGTAGGAGCACATCAAAGTACTAATGCTACACACGTGTCTCTTAAATATAGTGGGCTTTCGCATGAAGACGCTCCAACTACTAATAACCACGCTGATAAAAATACAACAGCTTATTTCAATATGTTTAGGAATCCGGCAAACTATCATGCATATTTAAACTTAGATCCAGAAGGTGATCCAGATAAATTAGATTGGACTGAACTATTAGTTGGAGGTGCATATGGATAATAGTAGTTCGATACAAGCCAATAGTGCTTTGCCTGATCCAGAAAAGGAAAGGTTTGAACAGGAAGAACAACGTAAATACGAAGAATGGAAGACTCAACAAGAAGGTGGTGAAGCTAAAGAACAATCTGAAGTAGTACCTGAGGCTGCTGCTAAACCTACCACTACAGCTGATGCTGTTAAAGGAGGTCCGGGTGATCACTCATGGGGTGGGTATGAAGACCAACAGAAAAAACAGTATGGTTTACAGAAACCTGCTAACGTCAGTCAAGAAGACTGGGATGCTAGACCAGAGTGGTCCAGAGGATTAGAAAACATCGTAGCTGCTGGTTCTATACCAGCGTTAGGTGTTGCTGATTTTATAGCTGATGCTGCTGCATTAGTACCGTTCTTAAAACCTGTTAATGAATGGTGGGATGAGAATTCACCACGATCTAACCACCCAGCTCACAAAGCTATCAGAGACGCTGCTTCAATTATCATACCTACAATGTATGGTGGTGGTGCTGTTACAGGTAGTCTGAAGGCTGCTACAGCTGCTAGATCTATACCTAAGGCTACACGTATCCTTGGTACAATAGGTGTTCATGCTGGTGTAGACACAGCTGTTACTGCTATATCTTCTCATTCTAAAGAACAAGATAATATAGCTGCAGCTCTGAATGAATGGCTAGGTTGGGATATACCATGGGCTACCAGAGATGGTGACAGTCCAGACGTAATAAGAAAGAAGAATATCTATGAGTCAGCTGGGCTGAGTGTTGGTGTAGATTTACTTACATCTGCATTCTCTTTGTCTAAAGCTATGAAAGTTATACCCGGAGATGAAGCTGCAGAGCGTGCTTTAGCTAGACATGCTACAGGTTTTGAAGGGGAAGATCCGATCAGCTTTGGTGTTTTGAGTCGTAGATCTAGTAGAACTAAAGCTCAAAGAGATGAAGCAGTTAGGAGATTAATCAGAGATCCAAGAGGTGATAGAGGGTATGATCCATTTATCAATACACCTGACCTTGGACCACAGAGTAGAGCTGTTACTGAATTAGAACCTAATCCAATTAAAGCTAAGATAGATAATTGGAGAATACAAAATAATGTAGGTACCGTTAATGGTAGAGCTAGACCTTTCGTAAGTAATAGATTTATACAGAGAATGGCTAATGCTAATCCATCTGAAAGAGCTGAAGCTTATAGAAATCTATTTGATAAAGATATAGCTGCTAACGTAGGTGCTAAGATTGATGGTACAGTTATACCTCCAGATGAAATAAATAAAGCTGTTACTAACTTATATAATAGCGTCTTTAATCCTGACATTAAATTAAATCAAATGGAATCCATTGTCAATGACATGAAAACTGGATTCTTTAATAAGCAGAATTACATGGGTCAACAAGAGTGGCGTATTGTTAATGAAGCTTTTATAAAAGCATTTGAACAGGTATATAACCCTAAAGTAATGCGTGCATCTGCTTTAGTTACTAACCAAGCTGCTGGTACAATTGCTGATACAGCATCTGCTATTGGTCTGATTGGTGATGTTGCTATGACAGGTAGACAACAGGAAATTATTGTTGAAAAGCTTAAGCTATTAAGTAGAGAAGTTAGAGCTAACCAATACATATCTAATAAGGTAGGTGAGTATAAACAACTAGCAGGTGCTCAGAATCCAGCTGCTCTTAAGGCTTGGATTATGGATCAGAATACTGATTTCGCTAGAGGCTTGAAAGCTGTACAAGATAAAGGTGAAGAGTTCTACCAAACCTTAGAAGAGATTGCTAAAAATAATCCTGAATATCTCAAGCCACTTGCACTCGCAATGGAGGCTACCAATGGTGAAGTTGATCAAATATATAAACTTAACAGATGGGCTGAAGAAAACGTAGGTTTCTTAAAGAAAGCATTCTATGATGGTAACCCTCAAGTACCTAGTTTAATTGTTAAAGGTTTACATAGTGTAAGGTATAACCATATCTTATCTGGTCTTGCACCATTAAGAGCACTAACAGGTAACTCTATGTTAGCTGCATTTAAACCTGCTACAGTACTAGCTGGTGCTAAAATTACAGGGGATACAGCCACATTCCAAAAAGCTCTTTGGACTTATGGTGGTGTCATGGAGAACTTTAAACGTGCTTATAAAGTAATGGGTGATGAATGGCGTTTAGCTAAGTCACGTCCTGAAGAAGCTATGATGCGTGGTCGTGCAGATTTACGTCAGGCTAAGATGGATAACTTTGAAGCACTAGAAGCTATGTCTGGTGTCTGGAAATCTGAAGGTAATCATGGTAAAGTGGCTATGTGGAATATAGCTAAAGGTTTATCATGGTATAACAATAACCCATTTGTTAGATGGGGTATTAATGCTATGTATGCTATTGATGGTTTTACTAACTCATTAATGGCTAGTGGTTCTGCTAGAGCTAAAGCATATAATATCTTGATGAAAGAAACTAAAGGTGGATTTAGTAGAGAAGCTTTCGATAAACTACAGAAAAGATTGTATAGTCAAGCGTTTGATCATACTGGATTATTAACAGATAAGGCAGCTAAACATGCTTCGCAAGAGATAGCACTTAACTTAGATAGTCAATTAGCAAATGACTTGAACACAATGCTGGAGAAAGTTCCAGCTGCAAGATCTTTATTCCTATTCCCTAGAACTGGTTTAAATGCCTTGAATCTATCTTGGACATTTACTCCCGGTAGTGGTTTAATACCCCTTCAAACTAAGGTTCGTAAGGTATTCACAGCTTCTACTAAACAGGAAATAGCTGAAGTATTGATGGAACATGGCCTTGAAAACAGTGATGAAGCATTCCGTACACTTAAATCTGAGTACATTGGTCGTCAGTTAATGGGGGCTACTGTAGTTACAGGTGCTGGTATATGGGCATTGAATGGTAATTTAACTGGTAATGGACCTCAAAATGCTGGTGAACGTAAGCGTATGATCAGTATGGGCTGGGAGCCTAACTCCATTAAGAACCCTATCACTGGTGAATGGCATAGCTACAAAGGATTTGAACCATTTGATTCATTACTTGGTCTTGTTGGAGATGCAGTTTATTTCTCTAATCGTGTAGATCAATCATTAACTGAACAGCTATATCAAAAGATAGCATTTTCTATTAGTATGAACGTAGCTAATAAAACATTCCTTAGTGGAATGGAACCATTAGTATCTATGTTTTCTGGAGATGAAGGTGCTTTTAATAGATTTGTTGTATCTCAAGCTGATTCTTTAATACCTTTTGCACCATCTGGTATGAGAAGTGTATTGAATCAAGCTATAGCTCCACAACTAAAAGATGTGGAAAATGACTGGGGTTCATTGATGGCTAACAAATGGAAATTCATGAGTCCTCCCGGTTTAGTAGATCAGTTAGATATATACACAGGTAAACCAATTAGATTCCACGAACCTCTTACTGCTGCAGCTAATGCTTTCATGCCATTTGGTAAATCCAATGGTGATATGGAACCTTGGAGACAGTGGTTGATTAGTACAGGATGGGATAACGTACAGAGTATGAGGGTCAATCCTATTACTAAAGAGTTATTAAGTCCTGAGGATCGTCATTGGATCAATAACTGGATAGCTAAAAACATGAACTTAGCTGGACAAATTGAAGGAATGATGAATTCAGAAGATGGGTTCTGGACTAGAAAAATGAAGGAATATAAACAAGCTAGAGGATGGAAAAAACAAAAAGATTATCCACTTAAAGAGTTAGTTGTACATCAAGAACTATCTAGGATTCATAGAAATGCTATGAAGTATGCGTGCTCTGCATTGGAGAGATACCATTCGCAGTATTCACAGGTGGGCTTACAAAATACTAGAATTAAAAACGCTTTACGACAAGGTAATATGCCAGCAGCTCTGGAAGCAAATGAAACAAAAGAGGACTTAAGACGTTTATTAGACTTCTAAAATGACCGTAACAATTGAAAATACTTATACGGGTAACGGCTCCACCACCGATTACTCGTTCACATTCCCATATTTAGACACTTCCGATATTAAAGTTAGTATTGGAGGTAACGATACAACTGCATATTCGTTGCTTAA